AGTAAACAAAATTTACAAAAAATACAATGTCATACATCCAAACAAGTGATTTAAAGAGGCTTATTCAAACCGATAATCTATCGCAAATCACTGGTAGCGATAGCGCACTCTTAGATTATGCTATAATGGCTGCTATCATTGAGCTAAAAACTTACCTCGTACAAAAATACATTGTCGATGATGAAATCAAAGATTTTAAAACATACGCGAAGTCAGCAACTTACTACTATGGGGATAGGCTCATTTTAACAGCATCAGCATACAGCGCACTTGTCACTTATGCAATTGGAGACTTAGCAATTAAGCCAAGTACAACCGATGTTTACATCTGCATCAATATCACATCAGGTGCATTCGAGCCAAACGATTGGACCCTGTTAGGTGCTAACAATTCAATGTACTACACTATCCTACCCCCAACATACACACCTTTCAACTACTTAACATTCTATCGAAAGGATGATAATGTGTACTATGCCGGTAAGAAGTACACAGCAAAGCAAGACACTCCAGTATTGACACAACAAGAAGCTTTGCAATATGGTAATACATCTAATTTACCACTCCGTAATGTATTCCCAAATGCTGACAATGGTTCAGTTTATTGGACCGATAATGGAGCCTATACTATTCCCAATCAACTAATCACAAACGATGGTGTATTCACTGCTGGAGACAATCGTAATCATCAGTTAGTAAACATCTGTATTGACATTTCCTTGTATCACTTGCATAGCAGAATAGCACCACGTAATATCCCTGATTTACGTGTAAAACGCTATGACGATGCGGTGTTATGGCTAAAGAGAATATCAAATGGTGATTTAACAGCCGACTTGCCACTTATACAACCAAAGTCAGGCGCACGTGTGAGATGGGGAAGCGCAACTAAACAAGTAAATAACTACTAACAATGGGAATACTATCCACTGCAGGCACATTTTTGGCAAACCGTTTTTTTGGAAGCAAGGACCCTAAAAAAAACATAGGTACATCAATCGTACCTGTAGGACTTGATCGTATCAGACAAGATGTGCAAAGCTGGCGTGATGCCATTAAAGAAGCAGAGACATCATATTTCCAGCAACGTGTTAAAATGCAAATATTATTTGCTGATACGGTCCTTAACGGCCATGTATCGGCATGTATAGACAAGCGCAAGCGATTAACACTCCAAAGAGATTTTGAAATTATTGTAAACGGTAAGGAAAGCGAAAAAGTAGAAGAAATATTCAAAACAAAATGGTTTAGTGAATTGGTTTCCTACGTTTTAGATGCTGAATTTTATGGATATAGCCTTGTATCGTTAGGGGATTGCATCAATAATGAATTTCCTGAAATGGTTTTAATTCAAAGAGAGAATGTAAGTCCTGACAGGCTCAATGTAGGTTCATTCAAGTATATGCTTAGTGGTGAAAGCTTTGTTGATGAACCATTTAGCACATGGCATATTTATGCTAGTACTCCAAGCTCTAACGGTCATTCAAGATGCGGTTATGGCTTACTGTACAAAGTAGCCATGTATGAAATCATTTGTAGAAATTTGATAGGTGCTAATGCGACTGCTGCTGAATTATTTGGTATGCCACTCAGACATGGTAAAACCAATAAGACAGAGGAAGACGAAAGACAAGCGTTTGCCGATTCTCTTTCTGCTATGGGTTCTGCGGGTTGGGTAGTAACAGACATGGAGGAAGAAATTGAATACATCCAAAATTCAACAGGTGCGTCGGGATATCAGATTTACGAGAATCTTGAAAAGCGATGTGAAGCAAAGATTAGTAAATTAATCCTTGGCCATGCTGATGCTTTAGATTCAGTACCTGGTAAGCTAGGCAATGATGGAGAGGAATCCCCAGCATCAAAGTCACTAAAAGAAATCAAAATAAGCGACGGAGTTGTGATTGAAAACATTGTCAATAATCAATTGTTTCCTAAACTTAGACAAATAGGCTTCAATATTCCAGAAGGTGCAAAATTCAGCTATAGCAACAACGATGAAACGGAGGAAAAGAAAGCTAAAACCAATGCAAGCAATAAAACCATTGCTGAAATATCTCAAATCATGGCACAAGGTGGTTTAAAAATGGATGCTAAATATTTTGAGGAACAAACAGGCATCCCGACTACAGAAGCAGAAGCACCCGAGCCTGACGATAAGACTTTCAATAAAAATATTCAAAATAAACTTCAAGAGCTTTATAAATAATTGAAATACACATCCAAACAAATCGACAATTTCCTTCATGGCATTGAAGATGGTAGAATAACAATGTATAATCTACCTGATGATTTATATGTGGCCATCACTGACCATCTAAAGAAGGGAGTATTCAAGGGGTTTGGTAGTAATTTGGTAAATGTATCAACACAAGACTTTGACCTGTTAAAAAACCTAACCGAAAATGTTTACATGTTTGGGGCGGCTAAAACGTATCAAGAAGTAAAAGAGATCAGCTCATTACTCGTTGATGAAAATGGCAAGGTGCGCACATCAAGGGAGTTCAACAAATTAGGACGTGAAAAGTTTAGCACATGGAATGATGATTGGGGTAAAACCGAATACAATACAGCAATAGGTCAGGCACAAATGGCGTCTAAATGGGCGGAGATAGACAGACAAAAGGATATCATGCCAAACCTTCGATATTCAGCTATTGGTGATGCATGCGCTATCTGTAGACCATTAGACGGACTTACAGCACCTGTTAATAGTTCAATATGGAATAAAGTAAGCCCTTTAAATCACTTCAATTGCTTTTGCGTGTTGCTTCAAGAAGATGAAAGCGCAAAGCTCACAAAGAATCCCGAATCAATCACAGGACCTGTAGAAGCAAAGATGAATGATGTGTTTTTGCATAATCCATATAGAACAGGGCAAGTATTCCCAAAGGACCATCCATATTTCAAGGTGCCAAAAAAAGACAAGGCATTTGCAAAAAAGAATTTTGATTTACCAATACCTGATTTAAACGAATATAAACAAGGAAACGATTAAATATGTCAGTAGCAATCATCAATAGAGAAAAAAGAAACCCAGTTGCAGACACAATACTTGCAGCGATTAATCATTATAAAAAATATGAACGCTATATCGATACTATAGAGCTTGAAAAAGTTAGATGGGAGATATTTAAAAATTGGGTAATGAGCTTTGATAGCCAACTAGAGATACGAGATGAAGTGCACTGGCAGGATTTAAAGGTAAAGCTTGCAAGTAGGCTACAGCTAGAACCAATGAAAATTACTTTGAAAAAATCATTATTAGATAATCCTTTAACCCTTCATAAAAGTGGCAACTAGCAATAGATTTAATTTCGATCGGGTGAAACAAAACTTAGAGCGCACAAAACGTGAGCTACCTGTACGATTGGCCAAACAAGCAGAGAATTTCTTTACAGCATCATTTACGAAGCAAGGATTTGACGGTAAAAAATGGAAAGAAGTAAATAGGCGTATTCCTGGCACTTATGAATATAAATATCCAAAATCTAAAGGACTTACGAGACGAACAAAACCAATACTTGTTGGCACAGGTGCCCTAAGACGTGCAACATCGAACAGTATCAGGAATGCCACATGGAGCATCGTTAAACTACAGGTAGATTTACCTTATGCTGATGCTCATAATGAAGGTGATGGAAACATGCCAAAGAGAACGTTCATGAAGCAAACAAATGAGCTAACAGTGATGCAGGATAAAACAATTAAAACAGCAATTGACAGAATATGGGCTTAAAATTAACGATACAAGATTTTGCAACTAAGTTAGGCACTATTCAAGTAGTGACCCCTGACGGAGTAACACAAAGCCTATTTGTAAGACTATGGAATAATCAGCTTGAACAGTTGAAGTCGGGCGAGCTTGAAGCAATACCATTCCCATCATGTTTTATTGAGCCTATCGTATCGCAATCGCAACATGGAGCTATAGGTCAGGGCGTTTGCGGATTTAATATATTATTTAGGGTTCATTTGCTTCATACGAATTACAATACAGAAGGGAGCTTTGAGCAAAACCTCGTAGTGTTTGATTTGAGAGATAAGGTCATTAGAACAATGAATCGTTTTAAACCTCTCATGTGTGGACCTGTTGACAAAATAAGTGAAGGCTTAGACTTTGAGCATGATAATGTTTATCACTACACAATTGATTTTAATGCTCATTTCATTGACTTGACGGGAAGCGACCAAGATACTTTAACAGGTGATTACACCGTATCTGTACCACCATTGAATATCATACTTGATGTGAATAGAACAGCGGACTATTACGAAGTAAATAGCTACGTTACGGATCTTCAACAAACCCAATGCACAGCCGAGCAGTCACAATTTAATTCAATTATCACCTTCAATAAGCTAAGATTCTTTAAAAATGGAACTGTTATTCAGTTGGATATCGACACAGCAGGCGAAATAACAGAGATATCAGCAACAGGTGACGGATTTACATTTAATGAAACCACAAAAGCGGTAACGATTACTGACATATCGCTATTCAGTTCAATTACGCTCAATATCCAAATATCAAACCCACTTTGCGCATCTGTAACCGAAGTCACAACCGTAGTATCAGGCTATACCGGACTAAGACGTAACGGTGTAGAAGGAACGCAACAACCATTAACACAAACTTTTGACCCTAATTTATAAAACATGGCACGTACAGTAGCAGAATGCAATCAATATATCGTAAACAACCTAGTCACACACTTTGCGACTGTAGGGATTACCATCAATCCAACACTATGGAGTAAACGCAATTTTTTAAGATTGGTATGCTATTCCTTTGCAATTGCTCAGGCATTATACGAACAATTAGCAGACCAAAGCATTGCAGAAATGGAAGACATTCAGAACAAATCAGCAGCAGCCACAAAGCCCTGGATTCAGGATAAAATGTTTAAGTTTCAGTATTCAGCCACAAACCCCCAATACGTTCAAATTGTCAATGGCATTCCCGAATATCCAACCGTAAACGATAATTTAAAAATAATCACAGCTTGTGCAGTTACTACGACTGTAACTCAAAATGTAAAAGTGAAAGTTGCTAAAGAGGATCCATTTGTTGCGTTGTCAGCACCCGAAATCACAGCAGCACAAGACTACATTGATACAATAGGCACTGCAGGGATTACTTACATTGTTACTTCACTAGATGCTGACAAAATATGGATTGAAGCTGATATTTGGTTTAAAGGTAGCTATAACGCTGTGATACAAACCAATGTGATCAATGCCCTTAATGCTTTCTTACTCAATCTTTCAAAAACTGATTTTAGTGGTTTCATTTATGTCGCTGATATCATCAATTGCATCAAGGCTGTAGAGGGCGTGAATGATGTAACGCTTAATGATGTACAATGCAGGTCCGATGCGCAAGCCTTTGGCGCTGGTATTGATTTGGTAATAGGTGCAGACGTAGTGTTAAGAAAATACCCATCAGTAGCAGGTTACATCATCCAGGAGGACACAGTAGGTCAAACATTTGCAGACACATTAAATTTTATAGCTGAATAATGAGCATATACAATATTTCACTTAGTAAAATAGTATCTGATTTGCTTCCACCAAAGAAGCGAACAGACGAAAACAAATCATTGCTTTCTGGTTTGTTTTCTGCATGGCATAGGCGATCTACTGACCTTTACGATTATAAAAGAGGCAGTGGATATCCAGCATACAGCGCAGGCACCTACGATCAATATGACATTGTTATATTTGAAAAAGGCGTTTACGAATG